TACCGCACGGGGCAGCTCCGGGACAACATCGTGATCAGCCGGAATGGGCGGGAAAAATACAGCATCCGCGTGGGGCCGGATGGGGACGGGTTCTACGGCCGGTTCCTGGAGTACGGCACGCGCAAGATGCGGCCGCACCCATGGATGCGCCCGACGTTCGACCGCGTGGCGCACGAGGTGGAGCAGGCCATCTCGGTCGCACTCTGGCGAAAGGTGTTGGAGGCGTCCAGTGCTTGAGCCGGCACTGGTGGCATATCTCCGTGAACACGTCCCGTCGGTCGGGGGCCGGGTGCATCCCGGCGTGCTCCCGGACCCTCCGGGGCTCCCGGCGATCACGTACACGCGCGTCTCGACGCGGCGGCCCGTCACCTACGACGGGCCGCACGGTTTTGTGCGGACGCGCATGCAGCTCGACGTGTGGGCACCGAGCCGGTCGCAAGCCAGGGCGGTCGCGGATGAGCTGCGCCGGGCGCTACTCGGCTACCGCGGCCGCATGGGAGAGACGGAGGGGGCGATCCCTGAGCAGAGCATTGACGAAGATCTGGATGAGCCCGAGGACGGGCTCGCGCGCGTCATGACGGAGTTCATCATCTGGTACGAGGAGGACTGAGATGTCGGTTCCAGCGCAGCGCGGCTACATCGGTTTGGGAACTACGCTCGCCTACAGCGAGGACGGCGGTACGACCTGGAATGACATCGCCCGGATCGCCGAGATCGGCGAGCTCGTGTTCGGCGAGGCCGACAAGGTCGACGTCACCGGGTACGACACGCCCACGAGGGTGCGGGAGTACATCAAGGGGCTGGAAGAGCCCGGCGAGATCGAGCTGACCGGTATCTGGACGGCCCACGAGAGCCAGCTCGCGATCATGGAGCTGGATGACGTGATCAAGTGGAAGGTGACGTTGCCGAACAACCTGGGGGAGATCACCCTCGACGGCTATATGACCGGGTTCTCGATCAATCCGCAGATCGAGGACCGGATCGAGTGGAGCGCAACGCTGGTGATCTCCGGCAAGCCGACGCTCACCATCCCGGATTCCGGCGCTTAGGCATATCGTCAGTGGTTACTCGGCCGGGTAGGTGACTACCCGGCCATATGCTTCCCTGAGGAAGGGCATGTATGGAATACGTTGAGGTCCGGTCTGACAGCGGCCAGGTGTATCGATTCAGGTTCGGCATGACGGGGCTCCGCTGGCTGGAAGAGCAGGTAGGCGAGTCGTTCGTGGAACTCGGCCGGCGCCTGGAGCAGGGCGGTAATGTGTCGCTGGCACTCGTCTCCGCGCTGGTGGCGGCGGGGCTGCGGCACGAATGGCGGGACATCACGCTCGATGATGCCGATGAGGTTATCGACAACCTGGGGTTGCAGCGCACCATGGACGCGGTGCTGGAGGCGTTCACACGCTCGAACCTGTTCAAGGGCAGCGGCGATGCCGAAGCTGGTGAGGGGACGGTCCCAAAAAACGCGGCTGGGACTGGGACGAAGTCCAGCAGACAGCCGCGAACATCGGCCTAACGCCGTGGGAGTTTTGGGAGCTCACGCCCGCCGAGTTCGCCCGGCTCGCTGAAGGATACGCCTGGCGGCAGGAGCAGGAGGATTACCGGATGGCCTCAATTGTGGCGGCCATCTATAACGTGCACCGCGACCGGAAGCGGCAGCGACGGCCGTACACACCTGAGGACATCCTGGGCCGCAGGCGCCGGCGAACGCAGCCCCGGGCACGGACGCCAGAACAGCAACTAGCGGTGCTCCGGCGCCTCACGCAGGCACTCGGTGGGGAAATTCGCTATTCCAACCGTGCACGCATCGGTGACGATGCCTCCTGAATGCGGGCGGTGGCGGCGTTGATCGTCTCTTCCGCCTCACCGATCAGGTCAGGATGGTGACCCGTGTCAGAGGTCGGATCCCTCTACGTACGACTCCGTGCGGACGCCGGCGAGTTCGAGGCGACGCTGCGGAACGCCAGCAAGACGCTGCGGGATGTCGGCGATTCCATGCAGGACATCGGCCGGCAGCTGTCCGTCGTCGGCGCGGCCATTGGGGCGGCCGCTGGTATGGCGATCAAGGCGTCGATCGACTACGAATCGGCGTTCGCCGGCGTGCGGAAAACCGTGGATGCCACCGAAGCGGAGCTCCAGGCCATCTCCCAGGGCATCCGGGACATGGCCAAGGAGATCCCGGCCGCGGCCACGGAAATCGCCGCGGTGGCTGAGGCGGCGGGACAGCTCGGGATCGAGACGGATAATATCCTGCTGTTCACCCGCACAATGATTGACCTCGGCGAGGCAACCAACCTGACCGCCGACGAGGCCGCGACCGCCCTGGCGCGCCTGGCGAACATTACCCAGATGCCGCAGGATCAGTTTGACCGGCTCGGGTCAACCATCGTGGCGCTGGGTAACAACCTCGCCACCACTGAGGCCGAGATCGTCGAGATGGCACTACGCATCGCGGGTGCCGGTGCGCAGATCGGGCTGACCGAGGCCCAGATCCTGGCGTTTGCCGGTGCGCTGTCCTCGGTCGGTATCGAAGCCGAGGCCGGTGGGTCGGCCATCTCCCGCGTCATGATCATGATCGCGAATGCGGTGGCCTCGGGCGGCGAACAGCTCGCCGGGTTTGCGCAGGTCGCGGGGATGACGGTCGCCGAGTTTCAGCAGGCGTTCCAGCAGGATGCAGCCGGCGCCGTTGTCACCTTCATCGAGGGCCTTGGGCGCATGAGTGCGGCCGGCGAGAATGTGTTCGCCGTGCTCGACGAACTGGGACTCTCCGAGATCCGCGTCCGTGACGCGCTGCTGCGCGCTGCCGGCGCCGGCGATCTGTTCCGCAACTCACTCGAGCTGGCGACGAGCGCCTGGGAGGAAAACACGGCGCTATCCAATGAGGCATCCCAGCGGTATGCCACCACCGCCTCGCAGTTGCGGATCATGCGTAACCAGCTGATGGATGTCGCGATTTCCCTGGGCGACATCCTGGTACCGATCATCATGAACGCGGTGCGGCCGGCGTTCGAGTCGTTCGTCGGGCTGCTCCAGCGTGGGATTGAGTGGTTCGGCAGCCTGAGCGAGCGCACGCAGACGATCGCGGTTGCTATCGGGGCGTTCGCCGTTGCCATCGGCCCGGCGCTGATCGGGCTGGGTACGATGCTCGAGGTCCTGGGGGCCGTGGCTTCGTCACTGGCGGTCCTCGTCTCCCCTATCGGCCTCGTGATCGCCGCGGTGGCGGCGCTCGGCGTGGCGTTCGCGACCAACTGGGGCGGTATCCGCGACGCGGTCATGCCGGTGGTGACGGCTATCGGCGACTGGCTGGGGCGTCTCGCTGACGTCCTCACTGGCCAGTTCCAGTCGGCCCTGGCGGCCGTCTCAGGGTTCCTGGCGAGCGTCTGGCGTGGCGATCTGGAGGGTGCGCGCGACGCGCTGGGAGAGCTCTGGGACGCGCTCGGCAACGTCGACTGGGGCGCGATCGGTCAGGTACTGCGAGACGGACTGACGGCCGCGCTCCAGGGGCTGACGGACCTGGGTGAGGCGGCGCTGGGGCTCGCGACAAACCTGCTTTCCGCACTCGGCGACGCGCTGGGGAGCGTTGACTGGAGCGGCGTCGCCACGACCATCGTGGGCGCGCTCGGCAGCGCCATCTCCACCGTGGTCGGCATCGGCGAGACGATCCTTTCGTGGATCGGGGACCAGCTCGGTCAGGTCGACTGGACGGGGGTGGGGACCGCCGTCCTCGATGGCATCAGCACGGCGGTCAGCACGCTGGCCCAGACGGCAGGGGAGCTCGGCGGGCACATCCTGACCTGGGTGCGGACCAACGTGGAATCGGTTGATTGGGCCCAGGTCGGGCAGACAATCCTCGATGGTATCGGTTCGGCCCTGAGCCAGCTCCGTGAAGTCGAAACCATTGACACGCTGGCGAGTGCCTTCGAGCGGCTGGCTGATGTCGTGGGCCGGCTCGCCCCGCTCGCGGGCGGGATCGCCGCGGTTGTCGGCGCGTTCCTGCTGTTCGGCCAGGTGTCGGGCATCATCACCGCGGTTACGACGGCGGTATCCACGCTCTCGGCGATTGTGGTGGGACTCGCCAGCGCCATCGGGCTTGTCGGCGGGCCGGTCTCGGCGCTGATCGCCCTGTTCAACCCGTTGACCGCGATCCTGGCCGCCGTGGCGGCTGCCGTCGGGCTGGTGGCGGCCGCGTTCATTGGCAATTGGTTCGGCATCCGCGACGCGGTCATGGGCGCGGTGGGGGCGATCATCGGCATCCTCGGCGATCTGTGGAACAACCTCACCGCGAATGCCGGGCCGCTGCTGGAACAGCTCCGCGCGCTGTGGGCGGCGCTCGGTCCGGCGATCGACATTGCCAGGACGGCGCTGACCGCCATTGCGGCCGTCATTGGCGGGGGGCTGGTTGCCGCGCTGGGCCTGGGGATGGGTGCCATCGGTGGGCTGGTCGGCGCGCTCTCCGGGGCGCTGCCCGGCGCGATCCAGGTGGCGACCGGCGTTGTGCAGGCGCTGACCGGCGCGATCCAGGTGGTGACTTCCGTTATCGGCGGCATGGTGGATCTCGTGGTTGCCCTGTTCCGCGGTGATTGGCCGGCCGCCTGGGAGGCCGCCAAGGGGATCGTGACCGGGTTTGCTGAGGGCGTCGGCAACATCATCAGTGGTCTCGTCACCGCCGTGACCGGGGCGTTCGAAGCGCTCGTTGGCGCAGTGGTCGGCGCGATCTCCGGCTTCGTTCAGACGATTATCGGATTCTTCCAGGGGCTGTACCACGCGCTGGTCGGCGGCTCGATCATCCCCGACATGGTCAATGGGATTATCTCCTGGATCGGTCGGCTGCCCGGCGAGGTGCTGGGCATCATCGGCGGGCTCGTAGCCGACGTGCTGGGGCGGATGGCCGGGTTCGCGGCCGAGATGTTGGCCAAGGGCGCCGAGCTGGTCCAGAACGTCGCCAGCGGCATGACTTCCATGCTCGGCTCGGTGACGGGAGCGGCGCAGTCCATCATCACGGGCATCACCGGCGCATTTAGTGGCGCCATCACCTGGCTATGGCAGGCCGGGCGTGACGTCGTGCAGGGCCTGATCAATGGCATTGGCTCGATGGTGTCGGCCGTCACCCAGAAAGCGCGGGAGGTCGCGCAGGCGGCGAAGAACGCGATTACCGGATTCCTGGGGATTTCCTCGCCCTCGACGGTGATGCGGGAGATCGGCCAGGACACGATCGCCGGGCTGGTTCAGGGCCTGGGCGACATGACCCCGGAGGCGGCCAAGGCGGCGGCCGACGCCGGCCGGGCGGTGCTCGACACGCTGCGGGCGGCACTGGATCTCGCGCGCGATATGGCGCGGTTCCGCGGCGGGTATTCCATCCCGGCGCTCGATTCCCTGATCGACATGAGCCGGCGGGCGCTGGAGGCGGTGGCCGGCATCGCCCGCGCGTTCGATGAGGAACTGCTCGACCACGCCAAGGCGGCGGCCGATGCGATGAAGGGCGCGTTCGGCGCGCTCTCGGACGCGGTGAACCTCACCCGCCAGATCGCCGAACGCGACGTGGTTGTACCGGGTGAAGAGCTCACGGCCCGGATCAAGTTCTGGGCCGAGCACATGATCCAGTCGTTTGGCGACTCGGCGGCGTTCCTCGGCGACGGGCTGCTGGAGGGTAGCCAGGTCTTCTCCGAGGCGATGACCAAGGCGTTCGAGGCGATGGGCGCCGCGGTGGAGTTTGCCCGCGCGGTGGCGTCTGATGGCGTCATCCTGCCGAGTGAACGCCTCGTCTCTGACATCAAATTCCTTGCCGAGCACGCCGTCCGCAGCCTGGGCGACAGCGGTATCTACCTCGGTGATGGGCTCATGGCGGCCGCGGAGGCGTTCTCGGACGCCATGACCCAGGCGTTCGAGGCGATGGGGGCAGCCGTGGCGTTTGCCCGCCAGGTCGCCGAAAGCGAGCTGGTGCTGCCCTCGAAGGAGCTGGCGTCCGATATCAAGTTTTTCGCTGAGCACGTCGTTCAGAGTCTCGGTGACAGCGGCCGGTACCTCGGCGAGGGCCTGATGGCCGCATCCACCACGTTTGCCGAGGCGATGAAGGCGGCGTTCGAGGGCATGAGCGCGGCCGTCGAGTTCGCGCGCCTTGCCATGGAACAGCGCATCGAGATACCGAGCCAGGCGCTCGTGCGGGGCCTCGCGAACCTGGCCGAGCGAGTGGTGCGGGCGATGGGCCAGGCGGCCCAGCGGCTCGGATCGGAGTTGTTGGCTGCGGCAGAGGAGGCGGGAGACGGGATCGTCGCGGCGTTTGACGCCATCGGCGCCGCGCTCGGGTTCGCGCTGGACGCCGCGAACGCGCTCCGCGAAGGGCCGGTCATGGAAGTGCCGCAGGCGCTCATTGACCTGCTCGCCGCCCTCGCCGAGGCCGTGACCCAGGCGTTTGTGGACGCCACCAGCCGATTCGAGACCGAGGTTCTGGAGACGGCCGAGGCCGCGGCCGGAGCGG